TCATGTTTCGGAGAGTATATTCCAGCACGGAACACTCTTCCGCTTGGCATAATCAATCGTGTTCTTGGTGCCACTGGGCTGACCGTTGAACACAGCAATTACCAGAGCCGAATGGTCGACCATCCACTCATTGCGGATCTGGAAGCAGGCTCTGCTGTACCCCGGACAGATAAAACGAACAAGGTCGGCGGCGGCAAGAATGACATTGTACCGTCGTTGCCATTCGGCACTCCATCCACGCTCAAAGCCTTCGTATGGGCTGGCACAAATCAGTTTTACATTCGCACCCTCTTTCCGCAGACGCAGCACGATCTCAGCCGCCCAGATATCCACCCCACGAGCCATGCCGGAAATAAATACATTCTTGCCATCGGCAATTGCCTCTTTGATCGCAGTTTCCAGAGCCTTCACGATCACGCTTTCAGACTGTTTCAGTTTCTCTGGGCGGTGGCCAGTAAAACACACTCTGTGCATCCGTTTCTGTTCCTCGGTCAGCATTGTCATCCCTCCGTACTGAATTCCCGTTTTTATACAGTTTAACATAACGGTATGCTCAGTACAAGTAGCCAGTACAATACCTTTTAGTTTGCGGGTAAAATAATTACAGGAAGGGTGGTGATGCTATGGACACGCACGAGAGGCTCCGGCAGCTCTTAAACGAGCGTGGGTGGACTGAGTATAGGCTGGCAAAGAACTGCGGCTTATCCGAGTCCACGATTGCGAATATTTATAGGAGGAATACAGTCCCCTCACTCGCAACGCTGGAAGCGATCTGTAAGGGATTCGGCATCACGATGGCGCAGTTCTTTGCCGAGGGTGAGATGGTCGAAATCAACCCAGAACTCAAAGAGCTGTTTGAAAACTGGGTCAACCTCACACCGGAACAAAAGAAAGCGGCGAACCAGATGCTGAAAGCCATGAATAAGGACAAGTAAATCACCGATGTTGAAATAAGGAGCTGAAAGGCTTCTTATTTTTTTTGCTCCCAATACCGTTAACCTGAGCACTATATACCATTTAAGTTAACGGTTTTTATATTTCCACGATATAATAGAATTCGCCGGCTCCGAGCTGCGGTGTGGGCTTATCTGCCTACATAATCTGCGGCAGGAGGAGGTGAACCTATGAAGATAACGAAAAAACAACCACTTCGACCTCGCGGTCGCAGCGAGGAAAAAAGGCAGTCCACCAAGAATGCCATCCGTGATGCATACATCAACGGTCCGCAAAAGGAGGTACAGATCATTCCTGCAAAAAGGGATATGGAAGCGGAAACCGAAAAGAAAAAACTTCGTGTGTGTGCGTACTGCCGTGTCAGCACGGATGAGGACACTCAGGCAAGCAGTTACGAGCTTCAAGTTCAAAACTATACCCGTATGATCCAGGAGAATCCGGAATGGGAGTTTGCCGGTATTTTCGCCGATGAGGGCATTTCCGGCACTTCCGTTCTGCACCGTGAGCACTTTCTCGAAATGATCGAGAAATGCAAAGCGGGAGAGATCGACCTTATCATCACGAAGCAAGTCAGCCGTTTTGCCAGAAATGTGCTTGACAGTCTGAACTACATTTTCATGCTGCGAAAGCTCGACCCGCCTGTGGGCGTGTACTTCGAGACCGAGAAGCTCAACACGCTGGATAAGAGCAGCGATATGGTCATTACCGTATTGAGCCTTGTGGCGCAAAGTGAGTCCGAGCAAAAATCCAACAGTCTGAAATGGTCATTCAAGCGCCGAAGGGCGCAGGGGCTTGGGATCTATCCAAGTTGGGCTCTGCTCGGCTATCGGCTGGATGATGAAAAGAGCTGGGAAATCGTAGAGGATGAAGCGGATATTGTCAGAACCATATACAGTCTCTACCTGGACGGCTATTCATCCACGCAAATTGCGGAATTGCTGACAAAAAGCGGCATTCCCACTGTAAAAGGTCTATCGGTTTGGAGTTCCGGCAGTGTCCTGGGCATCCTCAAAAACGAAAAATACTGTGGGGACGCCTTGTGTCAAAAAACAGTTACGATAGACTTTTTCACGCATAAGAGTGTAAAGAACAACGGCATAGAACCGCAGTATTTCGTTGAGGGGCATCATATCCCCATCATCGAGAAAAACGACTGGCTGTTGGCACAGCAGATCCGTAAAGAACGACGGTATCGGAAACGGCGCAGCACCCACCGGAAGCCACGCATCGTGGTCAAGGGAGTACTGTCCGGCTTCATGATCGTCGACCCATCGTGGGACGAGGAGTATGTGGACAATCTACTTATCTCTGCGACCCAAAAACCAGAACCCGCCCCGGCAGTTGCCGAGGAGGACGAAAACTTTATTTTAATTGAGAAGGAGTAACTACCATGTTTGAAAAATTTTCTGTCATCGACCTTATTAAAACCCGTTCCGCCTCTGTCTGCACTTTCGCAGGCAATATCGTGAAGTTCAATGTGCAGACCGCACAGGAGCTCCACTTCCCGGAGTACATCCAGTTTCTGATCGAGCCGAAGTCGAAGCAGTTCGCTATCCGGGCCTGCAAGGAGGATGCCCCGAATGCCGTGCGCTTCTCCAAGCCGGAGGGCGCGCAGAAAGCGCAGATCAAAATCAGCAACGCCACGGTCGTGGATATGGTCAGAAAACTGATGGACTGGAATGCCGAGGATAATTGGAACGTCCCCGGTATTTACTTTGCCGACGAACAGGGCATCATGTATGCACTGGAATCGGCATACGCACCCAGATCGAAAGGTGGCTGGGCAGCCCGCCGTGAGCGTGAAGCTGCCGCCGCTATCGCAGAGGACATCATAGACAACGAGGAGGTCGATAACTAAGTGAAAGATGCCGGACTGCCCACGCTTTTGGTGTCAGTCCGGCATCGTTTTTGCTTATTCATCCGCACTTTCGCCGCTATGCTCGTTTTCGGAGAGGCTTGGGTCTGCGAGTTTCCGAAACATTTCTTCCATGTTGATGGGATGTAAAGAGGCTGTGACCTCATCCCAATCGATAAGCTCATAGTTGTAAAAATCGAATTTTTCCTTATTTTCTTTATAGTACCCCTTGGCGCACAAACACAGCACCATGCACAGCCTCCGCACATTTACTCGGTAACTGCGGACTTCCGTGCCGTCAGAGCTTGTCATTACACTGCTTCCTTCTCCGCCGTAAATGCGAAACGGTTGCTCTGACTGAATTACCAACGAAAAGCGGTCGATTGGGATGGGATGCTTCCCGTTCTTTTGCAGGTTCGGATTTCCTTCATGGAGCAATGAGCAGCGGAGGCTATATACCACCTCACCGCTTAAGTACGGCATTTCCGGTTCGTCCTCAGTACACTTTGGAGGTTTCTCCGTCACCCCCACAATTTTATCGTACCACTGTATATAGCGCTCTCTGGTACTACGCAAAGATGGATATTCCGCCTTTCCGCAGATGTCCGGCAGTGTGAGCGCCAGGTTCAGCGCTGCAAAATAGAGGTCGTGGTTCAGCGCTTTTTCTATCTCATCTATGATTCGCAGTATCATCGCCTACTGCCTCCGCTCTACAAACCATCGTCCGATGTTGTTTCCTGTAAGGTCTGCGCTGCGCTCGAAAAACAGATAGCTCTGGTGACCGCCGATCCATATCGTATAGCGGTCGCCCTGGCCTCCGGCTTTCAGCGCAGGAGCTTGACGGATATCGGACACACGGTCTATCTCATATTTCTCGCCGTCCTCCCAAGTGATGATCCTGGGGAACATCGTGCCGTCAGCAGCAAAATCTGCTTTGACGGCTACATATACTTTCAGCGGCTTATTCACCGTAGCAGTCTGCATCGTCCGGCACCTCCATATTGGCAAGGAAATTACTCCGCGCCGAGATCGGCGGCTCTATCAGCTTATAGCCCTTCCACTTCAGCACACGGAATTTAAAATCAAGCAGTTCCGCTGGGACACGGAGCATTGCGGCGGCAGAGAAAAAAGTGGTGTCACGGTTGAGTGTTTCAAGGACATCCTGGTCTCTGAGTAAATACTCGGCAGCAAACAGATTGGCGTCCTTCTCCAACAGCGAGCTCTCATCGAATAGGCCAATATCGTGAAATGCGTGAATACCCGAATGGCGGTGCAGCACCGCATGACCCAGCTCATGGGCTACAATGATTTTCTGAACCGCTTCCGGCAGGTCACAGTTGACTGTGATCGTTCGTATCCGCTTGCTCTCTAAGTAAAACCCTTTTATGGCATCCGGGGTGTTTCCGAGAGCCTGACTGAGCAGAAGGATATTCATATCCTCGCAAAGCCGGAACGGATTGCTTTCGTGGTATTTCTTTTGTAGGGCTTCGACTGCGCCGCACACTTCTGCGTATGACACAGGCTCACCTCCTCCTTATGTAAAATGGGTATACTGACCCCATGCTGTAATTATACAATGGTAACTGTCCCATAAAACGGACATTACTTGTTCTTGCGACCAAATTTCACCTTTGCTTCATCCTTGCAGGCGACATACGCCCGCATGACCGCCTCAAAGAACTGGTCTTTCTGTTCCTGGGACAGTTCACCACCTGCGAACAACGCAGCATTGTCTCGGAGGAGCTGGTCGACATCACGGGCTCCGGAAGATCCATACCGTTCGCGGGCTTCTTCAAGATAGCCGTCCTTCTCAATGTCAGCCATTGGGTCGAGGCAGGAATCGTCGGAAAGATACTTTGAGGATATATTCAGCGCTTTTGCGAGCTTCAACATCGTGGAAGCCCTGGCAATTGCGCCACCGGACTCATAGGAAGCAATTGTCCGCTTGGAAACGCCAGTGCTATCAGCAAGTTGCTGTTGGGTCAGACCCGCTTGCTCTCTGGCCACCTTGATCTTGTCCGAGAAAGTCATAGGATACCTTCTTTCGATAAATTTCATCTCGTAACTTCATCAACTTCATCTGAGCTATTGACAAAACTTCATCGACAGGCTATTATGGAGGTGAAGTTTGATGAAGTTACGCATATAATATACTTCACTTTCTTCACCTTGTCAATAGGTTTTGATGAAGTTTTGTTGAAGGAGATGGAATTATGCAGAATCATGCCATTCTCCACAGTGATCTGAATTGCTTTTACGCTTCCGTTGAGACAATGCTCGACCCAAGTCTTAGAGGAAAGGCGGTGGCAGTCTGCGGCTGCACGGAGGACAGACACGGCATTGTGCTTGCCAAGTCTGAACTGGCGAAGAAAGCTGGTGTAAAAACTGGGATGGTCAACTGGGAGGCGAAACAGTGCTGTCGTGACCTCATCATCGTGCCGCCGCAATACGACCAATACCTCAAATACTCAAAGCTGACCCAGGCTATTTACCAGAGGTACACCGATATGGTGGAACCTTTTGGCATGGACGAATGCTGGCTCGATGTGACCGGCAGCCGGTGTGTCTGCGGCGATACCAGAACGATTGCGGAAAATATTCGGTGCTCTGTAAAGGAGGAGCTCGGTCTGACCGTCAGCATCGGCGTATCCTTTAATAAGGTGTTCGCCAAATTGGGGTCCGATCTAAAAAAGCCGGATGCCATCACAGAGATCTCACCGGAGTCATACAAAGAGAAGGTCTGGCCGCTCCCATGCAGTGATATGATCTATTGCGGTCCCGCCACCACCAAGAAGCTGGCGCAGTACGGCATCCATACGATCGGAGAAGTTGCTGGGTGCGACCCACTGTTTCTGAAAGGGCTTCTGGGGGTGAACGGTCTTGCGCTGTGGACTTATGCCAATGGCAGAGACCATTCCAGAGTCATGCATAAGGATTTTGTTTCCCCGGTCAAATCGGTCGGTCACGGCATTACCTGTGTTTCCGACCTGGAAAACGAAGAAGAGGTATGGAAAGTCATATTCGCTCTTTCGCAGGATATCGGTCACCGACTTCGGCTGCATAACCTCGCCACCCGTACCGTCCAAGTCCATGTCCGAGGCAATGATCTGTTCGGCTCACAGTATCAATGCAAGCTGCCGCTCAAGACTCAGCTTCCCTCGGAGATCGCCGCTGCCGCATTTCGGAGTTTTAAAGAGCGGTATCCCTGGAACACGAAGGTCAGAGCGGTCACCGTCCGTGCCATTGAACTCTCGCCCAAAGACAGTGCGGAGCAACTCACGCTGTTTGATAATGTCCAGCACCGCATGGCAATGGAGAAAGTCCAGGACGCTGTGGAGGAGATCCGTGGTCGCTTTGGCAAGAGCGCCATCACCTACGCCTGCCTCATGGGCGATTTAAAAATGCCCATGGATGGAAGAGATAAAGTCAAAATGCCGGGGTTAATGTACCAATAAGAGATATTTTCCAAATATTTTTCTGCTTTACCTCTTGACAAGTCATTATGTCTTGCGTATAATAGTGTTAGCAAGGTTGCTAACAAGCGTACAAGCATCCGTGCTAATTCGATTCACCGTTGTGATGAGAAGTTGCCCACAAGTATGATAACAGTGCCGCAAACAGGCTGAACGAATCAAGATAGGGCTTATAATGTAAAGTAGAAAAGGTGAACGACATGAACACACAGTACCAGAATTTTGGAGAGTTCCTTCAAAGGAAACGCACAGAGAAACAAATCACGCTCCGCAAAATGGCGGAAATGATAGGGATCACTGCGCCCTATCTGACCGACATTGAGAAGGACCGCCGCAACCCTCCCGAAATGGAGAAGCTGGAGCTGATTTCCCAAATTCTCATGCTGAACGACGAGGATAAGACTACGATGTACGATCTGGCCGGCAAGAAGAGAAACTCTGTTGCCCCAGACCTGCCTGACTATATCATGGAACATGACTATGTGTCCGCTGCGCTTCGCACGGCACGTGACCTTGATGCAAGCGAGGCTGACTGGTTGAAGTTCGTCGAGGAGCTCCGGCAGCGAAAGGGGTAATTTATAAAGATGTACACTCCCTCTCTTCGAGTGAAGAACAACGGCGTACCGATTTTGAGCAAAGCCGAGATCGATGCCATCGGAGAGCGTTTCGTACAGGATTTTCAGCCGGAAGTCCTGACGAACCCCTCTCCCGTGGACATTGAGGGCTTTATTGAGTTCTATCTCGGAATGACGCCGGATTATCAATATTTGTCCCACAATGGCGTGTACCTTGGGATGACTGTATTTAACGACACCAATAAGGTGCCGGTTTTTGACCCTGCCACAAATCGGGCGGAGTACATCAGTGCCAAGGCCCGTACCGTCATCATCGACAACCGCCTTCTGGATGAGAGCCAACGGCATCGTTACCGCTTTACGCTCGGACATGAGGGTGGGCATGACATCTTCCATTCCGGCTATTTCTCGTATAACCCCGACCAGGTATCCATTTTTGACGATGAGCTCATCGCCCCCATGATACAGTGCCGGGTCGACAATGGCATGACAAATAAATCGGACACTCGCAAATGGGACGACCATGACTGGATGGAATGGCAGGCCAACCATCTGTCCGCTGCCGTTTTGATGCCGAAGTGTTCGGTGGATCTGCTGGCACGATCCTGCAAGGACAAGCTCAAAACCCCTACATCCCGTGCGATACTGATCGCTAAAATGTCTGACTGCTTCGATGTTTCCATCCAGGCGGCGACAAACAGGCTCAAAGACCTCGGTTACATCAAAACCAACGATACGACCGATTATTCCTACGCTTCTGCCATCATGGATTTTGCAGGCGTGGTCGGTTCTTGAGCGTCCATATCGAAAACTACAGCGGGTTTTACCGCCCGCTGTGTTTTTTTACAGCAAGCGTTAGCAAGTTTGCTAACAAGATAACACTAAGGAGGTGGTGCCTATGACTACAGCAAGAAAGGAGGACCCCGATGGTAGCGTACCGAGATTGTAAGGGACATCTCGTCTGCATGGCGGATGCCCAGACAGGGATCGTTGAGATCCAGCACAAAGACCGTGCGGTAAGAATGACCGTGCCTGTGGGCGACAGCTTCACAGTGACACTGCGAGATACCGAAACGGTTATGACGCGAATCAGCACCAGGGCTTTCCAAGTGGAAAGCCACGCTCGTGCAGCGTAATGCACACAAAGTAAAGATCATCCGCAGAGCTGCAAGACGGCCAGGATTTAGCCTCCCCTTCGTGGGGTGCGCTATGTCCCGGCCGTCTTTTGTTTTTCTCGAAGGTCTGAAAAACCTTATATACCCTTGGGGCAAGTAGCCCTACCAAATTTAATCTCAAAGCCTTGAGATGCGCATTAGAGGCGGCGGGATACATAGAGAACCGAAAACCCCACAGGGATTTTTTGAACTCGATGTACCCACCGTGCTTTGCCATGCCTTCTTGTAGGTGTTGTCTGCCGGTGAGTCCGTCGTGACCACCGGCTCTTTTTGTGTCCCGGCCGCTCGGTGCCGCCTCAAGCGGAAAGGACACATTATGAAAATCAAATACGCATTCTTGGACGGAACAGTGACAGAGGTTGAGGTTTCTGACGAAGTCGGTGCCGTCATCATCGACAGCCGTAAAGCGGAGCACGCACAGGACGAGCGTCATCGCTACCATTGCTACTCCTACGACGCCATCGACTACGAGGGCGAAGAATACGGTGCTTGCGACGAATATGCCGTAGAGGATGATTCGGCGGAACAGACCGCTCGTATCCGAGAAGCCTTCTCGCATTTGACTGCCACCCAGCAGCGCCGGCTTCGACTGTACGCAAACGGCAAGACCCTGCGGGAAATCGCTGCCATCGAAGAGGCCAGCTTTCAGTCTGTTTCCGAGTCCATCGAGGCAGGCAGAAAAAAGTTTTTGAAAATTTTCCGCCAGACACCCTGACAAATCCCCGATTTTTCTGGGTACACCGGAAGGCAACAAAATACAAGCCCTCCGGAAAGGACGGTAACCCCGTATGAGACACAACTTGAATATCCGTGTTTCAGACAAGCCCAAAAACGGCGGTGTAGTCGCTTGCAGAACGGTCAGTATCCGTGAAAAGATCTTCACCCTGCTCTTGGGTCCCAAGCAGAAGGTCATGGTCGTGGTTCCCGGCAACTCGGTCGAGTCCATTGCCATCACCGAAGTTCCAATGGGAGGTGGCGCACATGAGTAAGGTTAAACTCCTGCTCAATGTAGTCGAGGATCTTCGCTCCCTGGCGGACAGCGTTCAGGCTGTGGCAGATGCCATGCTGCAGAATGAGCCGACTATCGATGCAGAGCCGAAGGAACCTACACCCGCTCCCCAAAAGGAACTGACGCTGGAAGAAGTCCGAGCGGTGCTTGGCGAAAAGAGCCGAGCCGGATTCACAACTGAGATCCAGGCGCTCCTTAAGAAGTACGGCGCTCCGAAGCTCTCCGGCATCGACCCCAAGCACTACGAGGCACTGCTCAAGGATGTGGAGGTGCTGAAAGATGCCCCCTAATCGTCACGCAGTCCTCTCGGCATCCTCTTCCCATCGCTGGCTTCACTGCAATCCATCCGCAAGGTTGGAATTGGAGTTCGAGGACAGAGAAACGGAAGCCGCAGCAGAAGGCACCGCCGCTCATGCGCTGGCGGAACACAAGCTCCGGAAGGCGCTGAAGATGCGCTCCACCCGCCCGGTCAGCAAGTACGACTCCGACGAAATGGAGATGTACACAGACGGTTACCTGGAATTCGTTCTGGAAGCCATCGAGGAAGCCCGGCAGGACTGTCCTGACCCCAAGGTGCTCATTGAGCAGCGGCTTGACTTCTCCTGCTATGTGCCGGACGGCTTCGGCACCGGCGACTGCCTCATCGTGGCGGACAAGCTCCTCCACATTATTGATCTGAAATACGGTCAAGGGATTCTGGTGAATGCCGAAGAGAATCCTCAGATGATGCTGTATGCGCTCGGAGCACTCCGCATCTTCGATTGCCTCTACGACATCGAGACGGTTTCCATGACCATCTACCAGCCCCGCCGGGAGAATGTCAGCACCTGGGTTATTTCAGTCACCGACCTTCGGAAATGGGCGGAAAAGACGCTGAAGCCAAAGGCAGAGCTTGCCTTCAAGGGCGAAGGCGAATACTGCCCCGGAAGCTGGTGTCAGTTCTGCAAGGCGGCGGTCAAATGCCGCGCCAGAGCCGATGCCAAGCTCCAACTTGCCAAATACGAGTTTGCCCAGCCGCCCCTGCTTTCCGATGCGGAGATCGGCGACATTCTCGGCAAGCTGGAGGACCTCACCAAATGGGCGAATGAACTCATGGCCTACGCCCAGGACGCAGCGGTCAACCACGGAAAACAGTGGCCCGGCTACAAGCTGGTGGAAAGCCGCACCAACCGCAAATACACCGACGAGGATGCCGTTGTCGCCGCTGCCCGTGCAGCCGGTTATACCGACATCTTCAAGAAATCGCTCATCACCATCACCGAGATGGAGAAGCTCATGGGCAAAAAGACCTTTGCCGAGGTGCTCGGCGATCTGGTCATCAAACCCAAAGGAAAGCCGACGCTCGTTCCCGCATCCGACCGGCGTCCGGCTATCACGTCCACGGGTGCAAAACAAGACTTTATCGACTATAAAGGAGAACTGTAATTATGGCTAACAAGATGAATTCGACCAAAGTTGTGACCGGCGTTGTCCGCCTGTCCTACGCAAACGTGTGGGAGCCTGCCTCCATCAATGGCAGCAACCCCAAGTATTCCGTGTCCCTCATTATTCCGAAATCCGATAAGCAGACCCTCGACGCCATCAACGCCGCCGTGGACGCTGCCATCAAGGAGGGCGCCGCCAAGTTCGGCGGGAAGATTCCCAATAAGGCGGCTCTGAAGCTCCCGCTCCGTGACGGCGATACCGAGCGTGACGATGAAGCCTACAAGAACAGCTTCTTCGTAAACGCCAACAGCACCACCGCGCCCCAGATCGTGGACCGCAGCGTCCAGCCGATCCTTGACCGCTCCGAGGTGTATTCCGGCTGCTACGCCAGAGTCTCCGTCAACTTCTACGCCTTCAATTCCAACGGCAACCGCGGCATCGCCTGTGGCCTGGGCAACATCCAGAAGGTTCGTGACGGTGAGCCTCTCGGCGGTAAGTCCTCTGCGGCTGACGATTTCGCCACCGACCTGGACGACGACTTCCTGTCCTGAGAAAGGAGTGCAACACAATGGAACTGATTCAGAACATCCTGGTAACCGCCCTCCTTGGCATCTGGGCCTGCCTCAGCATCGGCTTCTTCGTTTGGTTGGTGCAGGGCATCAGCAATGACCACAAGCGTGAAAAGCGTGAGAAGGAACAGGCTTCCCGTGACCTGGAATACCACGAGAAGCGCATGAAGGAATTCAAGTAACCCCAGACGGCTCTGTGGGTGGCAGAAATTGACCTCTGCCACCCATATTCCGTAGGAAGGAATGCGTATGAAAACACTTAGCATCGATATTGAGACCTTCTCCTCTGAGAACCTCACCAAATGCGGCGTGTACCGCTATGCCGAAGCCCCAGACTTTGAGGTACTGCTTTTCGGCTACTCAGCAGACGGTGCTCCGGTGAAGGTCGTGGATCTGGCTGCCGGAGAAACGATTCCTGCTGATGTCCGCTCTGCGCTGACCGACCCTGCCGTGACCAAATGGGCATTCAATGCACAATTCGAGCGCGTGTGTCTGTCCCGCTATCTTGGATACCCAACCGGACAATATCTCGACCCGTCCTCCTGGCACTGCACGATGGTCTGGGCGGCGACCCTGGGACTGCCGCTTTCGCTGGAAGGCGTCGGTGCCGTGCTGGGTCTGGAAAAGCAGAAGCTCAAAGAAGGCAAAGACCTCATCCGGTATTTCTGCACTCCGGCAAAAGCAAGAGACGGTTCGCCCATTCGACATTATCCGACAGACTCTCCGGAGAAATGGTCGCTTTTCAAAGCCTACAACCTCCGGGATGTGGAAACGGAAATGTCCATCCAGCAGAAGCTATCCAAGTTCCCGGTCACGGAATCCGAGTGGCACAACTACACACTTGACCAGCAGATCAACGACCGGGGCATCATGCTCGACCGCACCCTCGTTACCCAGGCAATTCGCTGCGACGAGCGTTTCAAGCGGACGCACATGGAGCAGGCCCGCTCTGTGACAGGTTTGGATAACCCCAACAGTCCGGTGCAGCTCAAGGCATGGCTTGCCGAAAAAGGCGTGGAGGCAGATTCACTCTCCAAAGCCGCCGTGGCGGATATGCTCGAAAAAGCGGACGGTGAAGTGGAGCTGGCACTCTCCCTGCGGCAGGAGCTTGCCAAAAGCAGCGTCAAGAAATACACGGCCATGCAGACCGTTGTGGGTTCGGATGACCGGGCCAGAGGGCTTATCCAGTTTTATGGTGCCAACCGCACCGGTCGCTATGCCGGTCGACTCATCCAGGTGCAGAACCTGCCGCAGAACCATCTTCCGGATCTGGATACCGCACGGGCACTGGTCCGCAGCGGCAATACGGACGCCGTGGAAATGCTCTATGACTCCGTACCGCTGGTACTGTCCGAGCTTATCCGCACCGCCTTTGTGCCGAAACCCGGCTGCCGTTTTTATGTGGCAGACTTCTCCGCCATCGAGGCGAGGGTCATCGCATGGATTGCTGGGGAACATTGGCGGCAGGAGGTTTTTGCAAAGGGCGGCGACATTTACTGCGCTTCCGCTTCGCAGATGTTCCATGTCCCCGTAGAAAAGCACGGCGTGAACGGGCATCTGCGGCAGAAAGGCAAAATTGCCGAGCTGGCTCTTGGCTACGGTGGCTCCGTGGGTGCGCTGAAAGCAATGGGCGCACTGAACTACGGTCTGCAGGAAGAGGAACTGAAACCGCTGGTGGATGCCTGGCGTCTGTCCAACCCCCATATTACAAAGTTCTGGTGGGATGTGGACAAAGCAGCTTCCACCTGCGTCCGAGAGCGAACTGCCACAGAAACACACGGCATTCGCTTCTATTATCAGAGCGGCATGATGTTCGTGGTGCTGCCTTCCGGCAGACGGCTCGTGTATGTGAAGCCGAAAATGGGTCTGAACCGCTTCGGCAATGAGTCTGTTACCTATGAAGGTGTCGGCGAACAGAAAAAGTGGCTACGGCTGGAAAGCTACGGACCCAAGTTCGTGGAGAACATCGTCCAGGCAACGGCCAGGGACATTCTTGCGGAAGCTATGCTCCGGCTGAATGCTGCCGGATACCGCATCGTCATGCACGTCCACGATGAAGCGGTCATCGAAGCACCGCCGGATACTTCTTTGGAGAATATCTGCTCCGTCATGGGGCAAACGCCCACTTGGGCATCGGGGCTGCTGCTCCGAGCAGACGGCTATGTCTGCGATTTTTATAAGAAAGACTGAGGTGACCCAAATGGGAGTCAATAAATTCAATTGCGAGGGGTACTACGACCCCACCGCCTACGAGGCGCTGACGAAGATCGAGCAGGAAGCAAAGGCACTTCGAGCCTTCCGTCCTGTGGTGTATATCTGCTCTCCGCTGGCCGGGGATATGTTGAAGAACCAGGAGAACGCCCGTACTTACTGCCGCTTCGCCGTGGAAGCCGGGTGCGTACCCATCGCACCGCACATCTATTTCACCCAATTCATGAATGACAATGACCGCAAGGAGCGTGATTTGGCTCTGTTTATGGACATCGTCCTGCTCTCCAAGTGCGCCGAGCTGTGGGTGTTCGGTGAAAGAATCACCAGCGGCATGAGCATTGAGATCGAGAAGGCCAAGCGGAAAGGTCAGCTTATCCGCTACTTTACCGAAAGCTGTGAGGAGGTACGCAGATGAAGATCGCAGTCGGCAACAGCCGCATGGATAAGAAGTGGAAGAACCAGGACATCTCCTGGGCGGATCTCTGCGCCCGCTGCGGCAGCACCATCCGCACCACCGAAACGGTCGAGGAATACCGAAAACTCAAAAAGGGTCAGCAGGACGGCATCAAGGATGTGGGCGGCTTCGTCGGAGGGCATCTCCGGGAAGGTCGCCGCAAAAACGGTATGGTACTGTGCCGCTCTCTGCTTACCTTGGATATGGACTACGGCACCCCGGATATCTGGGATGAAATTACGCTGTTCCACGATTTCAAGTGCTGCGTCTATTCCACCCATAAACACACGCCGGAGCATCCCCGCCTTCGTTTGCTCATTCCGCTGAAACGGGAGATCAGCGAGGAGGAATATCCGGCAGTCGCCCGCATGGTGGCAAAGGAGATCGGTATCGACCTATTTGACGATACCACCTACGAGGCATCCCGGCTCATGTATTGGCCTTCCACCTCTGCCAACGGCGAGTTTTTCTACAAGGTGCAGGACGGCGCAGAGCTTGACCCGGATGAGTACCTTTCCCACTACGATGATTGGCACGACGCCTCCACTTGGCCGGTTTCCAGCCGCCAGTCCGAGGTGGTGCAGCACAGCATCGCCCAGCAGGCCGACCCGCTGACAAAGCCGGGTGTGGTGGGTGCTTTCTGCCGAGCCTATACCGTGGAGGAAGCCATCGATACCTTTCTCTCGGAAGTGTATGCGCCGTCTGCGATGAACGGCCGTTACGACTATATCCCCGCCGATTCGTCTGCCGGTGTCATCGTCTACGACGGCAAGTTCGCATACAGCCACCATGCCACCGACCCGGTCTGCGGTCGGCTGCTGAATGCTTTTGACCTGGTGCGACTGCACCGCTTCCGTGACCTGGACGATAAGTGCGCCCCGGATACCGCACCCGGCAAACTGCCGTCCTTCCAAGCAATGTCGGATTTTGCCCTCAAGGACGAGAAAGTCAAAGCGGTCTTTGCCGAGGAGCGCAAAGCCCAAGCAAGCGAAGAATTCTCCGACGAGGACTGGCAGAAAGCCTTGGAGCTGGACAAGGCCGGCAAGGTAAAAAACACGCTGCAGAACCTCACCGTGATCCTCATGAACGACCCGCTTCTGAAACCGCTGGTGTTCAATCAGCTTCTGGACGGCATGGAGATCAAGGGTGATGTGCCTTGGCGGCACCCCTCGAAATTCTGGCGGGATGCGGATGATGCCCAGCTTATCAGCTATGTGGATTCCCACTACGGCACCTTTTCTGCAAGAAACTATGACATCGCCGTGGCGAAGGTCACGGACGACCGCTCCTACCATCCCATTCGGGAGTTCATTGAAAATCTGCCGGAGTGGGACAAGGTTCCCCGTGTGGACACGCTGCTCATCGACTACCTCGGCGCAGACGACAACGAATATGTCCGTGCCGTCACCCGGAAAACGCTCTGCGCCGCCATCAAGCGTGTGCTGTATCCCGGCTGCAAATTTGACTCCATGCTGGTGCTGAACGGCCCCCAGGGTGTCGGTAAAAGCACCCTTATCGCCAAGCTGGCCGGAGAGTGGTTTTCGGACAGTCTGAACCTGGGCGACACCAAGGATAAGACCGCTGCAGAGAAATTGCAGGGGTACTGGATCTTGGAGATCGGCGAACTGGCGGGTCTGAAGAAGGCCGAGGTGGAAACGCTGCGTTCCTTCCTCTCCCGTCAGAACGACATTTACCGTGCGGCATTCGGCAAACGGGCGACGCCGCATCTGCGCCAGTGCGTGTTCTTCGGCACCACCAACGCCGAGTCCGGCTATCTGCGGGACACCACCGGAAACCGCCGCTTCTGGCCGGTCAAGACGCCTGGTACGGGCATCAAGCACTCCTGGGATCTGACCCCGGAGCTGATCTGCCAGATCTGGGCGGAAACGCTGGTGTATGTGAAGCAGGGCGAGAAGCTCTATCTGAGTGCCGAGTTGGAAGCACTGTCCAAGGCTGAACAGCGGGAGGCAATGGAGTCCGACGAGCGTGAAGGACTTGTCCGGCTGTATCTCGACACGCTGCTCCCGGAGGATTGGGACGGCATGGACATCTTCGAGCGCCGCAACTTCCTCACAGGCAGCGACTTCGGCGATACCCAAAAGCATGGTACGGTCAAGCGCACCCAGGTGTCCAACATGGAGATTTGGTGCGAGTGCTTCGGCAAGGAACGTGCCAATATCCGCAGAACGGACAGCAACGAGCTGACCGCCATCCTTGCCCGTCTTGGCTGGAAGCGGCTGGACAGCAAGGTGCGTATCCCGCTTTACGGTCCGCAGTATGTCTTTGTTCCCAAGGAGTGTTCCTAATGAAAATGACTGTACCCGACATCCTTCGGAACAGGTTCCGGGGAGAAGCATATCCGCTCGGCACATTTATGGGAACACCCCATGGGAACGGCGGCGGCCCCATAAGTACCAAAGAAAACAGGCGGTCTTGTTCCTGTGTTCCTAACCTTTCTTATATATCGAAAGAAGAAGAAATAAAGAGCAACAAGCACGCAATACCCGCATTTGCGCACGTAAAGGACTTTTCGGGTTTTGAGAACACAGGAGGTCATTATGCGTGAGAAAACGATAGAAGCAAAGCTGGTGCAGGCTGTACGCACAAAAGGCGGTCTTGCACCGAAGTTTACAAGCCCCGGCCTTGATGGAGTACCTGACCGTCTGGTACTCCTGCCCGGCGGCAGAATCGCCTTCATTGAGTTGAAAGCACCGGGCAAAACACTCCGCCCTCTGCAAGTAAGGCGAAAAAGGCAGTTAGAAGCACTCGGCTTTTCGGTGTACTGCATCGATAGCCCCGAACAGATTGGAGGGATACTCAGTGAAATACAAGGCGCATGACTACCAGGCGTATGCCACGAACTTCATCCTGGAGCATCCAATCTCCGCTGTATTCCTCGACATGGGTCTTGGTAAGAGCGTCATCACGCTTTCCGCCATCTTCGACCTTTGCCTCGACAGTTTTCTGGTTCGCAAGGTACTGGTCATCGCTCCGCTGCGTGTCGCCAGAGATACATGGCCTGCGGAAATCCACAAGTGGGATCATCTGCATGGGCTGACCTACTCGGTGGCTGTCGGTACAGAAGCAGAGCGCAAGGCGGCACTCCGGCAACGGGTCAGCGTGTACATCATCAACCGGGAGAATGTCCAGTGGCTCATTGAGGAGAGCGGAATCCCTTTCGACTACGACATGGTGGTCATCGATGAGCTGTCCTCCTTCAAGAGCTATCAGGCAAAGCGGTTCAGAACTCTTCTGAAAGTCCGTCCCGGCATCAAGCGCATCGTGGGCCTGACCGGCACGCCAAGCAGCAACGGTCTTATGGATCTCTGGGCGGAGTTTCGCATCCTCGATATGGGCAAGCGGCTCGGTCGGTTCATCACCCATTACCGCAACACCTTCTTCCGTCCGGACAAGCGCAACGGACAGGTGGTGTTCAGCTACAAACCGCTGCCTGGTGCGGAGGAACAGATCTACGATGCCATCTCCGACATCACCATCTCCATGAAAGCCGTCGACCATTTGGATATGCCGGAGTGCGTTCATAATGACACCATTGTGACGCTATCCGAAACAGAGCGCAAAGCCTACGATGCCATGAAACAAGACCTGGTTATTTCGCTGAAAGGCGAAGAAATCGACGCCGGGAACGCCGCAGCGCTTGCGAATAAGCTCTCCCAGATGGCAAACGGAGCAGTCTACGGAGAGGACAAGCGTGTGTTTCAGATACACGACCGCAAGCTGGATATGCTGGAGGATCTCATCGAAGCCGCAAATGGGAAACCCGTCCTTGTGGCGTACTGGTTCAAGCACGACCTGGAGCGCATCTCCGAGCGGCTCCACAAACGACACATTCCGTTCAGTCTGCTGGACGATTCCGACAGCATCCGCAGATGGAACAGCGGTGAGCTGCCCGTGGCACTCATCCATCCGGCGTCAGCCGGTCATGGACTGAACCTGCAGGCAGGCGGCTCGACTCTCATCTGGTTCGGGCTGACCTGGTCGCTGGAACTCTACCAGCAGACCAACGCCCGACTGTGGCGACAGGGACAGACCGCCGATACTGTGGTCATTCACCACATTATTGTCAAAGACACCATCGACGAGCGCATCATGACTGCGCTCCGTAAAAAAGAAAAGACCCAGACCGCACTCATCGATGCGGTCAAGGCCAACTTGGAGGGATGAGAATGGAAACCTGTTATACGAACCTCGCAAACGCTATTATTCTGGCGGCAGCGAAAGACCATCGCCGTGCGCTGCGCCGTTTGAAGAAATACCCCTGGGACAAAGATGCCGAATCCGTCAGAAAGGATTGTGAGCGGTTCTTCCGCTCCGGCTGGTTTCAGACGCTAACTTCTCTGGACGGTGAGGTGCTGATCGAAAAACTACACCGGGAGGTGTACGGCGTATGACGGCAAAGGAATATCTCAGTCAGGCATACCGCCTCGACCAGCGTATCGATTCCAACATTGCGGAGATCACCCGCCTGCGGGAAATGGCCTGCGGTATCTCCTCTCCGTCCTGGGAGGAAAAAGTGCAGACCTCTCGAAATACGGATGCGCCCTTCGTGCGGTGCCTGGAAAAGATCATGGACCTTGAGAAGGTGGTCAACAGTGAGATCGACACCCTCGTTGACTTGAAGCGGCAGATCCGCACGACTGTGGATACCGTCATCAATGTCAATGAGCGCATGGTCCTCCGCTACCGCTACATCCACAACATGACCTGGGAGCAGATCGGCGGAGAGTTGAACGCAGATGAAAGCACCATTCGCAGATGGCATAAGGCAGCTCTTTCGGCAGTGGTTTTACCCACCGACCCGATTCGGATCTGAAAGACGCCGGAAATACCCGCCTTTGTCGGTAGATGCCCACCTCGACATTATGATATGATATAATCAGCGAAAAAGAATCGAGGACAGCCTCATGGGAGCAATCCCGTGGGGCTTTTCTTATGCCCAAGGAGGTGAAACGATGCCGAAGAAACCGTTGCGACCCTGCTCTCATCCCGGCTGCCCCAACCTCTGTGAAGGACAGTTTTGTGAACAGCACCGTGTGGAGGAACGCCGCAAGTACGACAAATACGAGCGCAGCTCCGATGTTAACCGCAAGTACGGCAGAGCGTGGAAACGCATCCGTGACCGCTATGCGGCAGAACACCCTCTCTGTGAGATGTGCCTCAAGGAAGGTCGGTTAACTCCGGTGCAGGAAGTTCACCACATCCTGCCCGTTTCCAAAGGCGGTACGCACGCAAGGGACAACCTCATGAGCCTTTGTCAGTCCTGCCATACGAAAATACACCACGACCTCGGCGACCGGTAGGGGGATGAAAATCTCCGGGACCTTTTCGGTCGGGCAACGGCCCGGGGTCACGTGTGCGAAAAAGGCGAAATCAAAAGGGTAATTAAGGGAGGTGAACTCGGATGCCCACAAAATCGAATAACACAGGCGGGCGCGGCGGCGCAAGACCCGGTGCGGGAAGGAAGAAATCCGCAGTCAAGGACAAAGCCGAAAACGGTAATCCCGGCGGCAGAAAACTTGAAGTGCTGGATATTCCCGAAGTCGAGGGTGTTGCTATGCCGAAGCCCCATGATTTTCTTTCTGCCGAGCAGCGGGACGGCAGCGTCCTGCAGGCACAGGAAATCTACACGGAAACCTGGCAATGGCTCAAAGGTATCGGCTGCGCCGCAAAGGTGTCGCCGCAGCTCTTGGAGCGCTACGCCATGTGTTCCGCCCGCTGGGTGCAGTGCGAGGAAATGACCAACCGCATGGGTTTCCTCTCCAAGCACCCCACCACGGGAAAGCCGATCCCGTCTCCGTTTATTAACATCGGCATCAACTACATGAACCAGGCGGTTCGGCTCTGGAATGAGATCTTCCAGATCGTGAAAGAAAACTGCAGCACGGAATATGGCGAGTCTACGCCACAGGATGACCTTATGGAGCGCCTGCTCCGTGCGAGAAAGGGGTAACACCATGTTTGAAAAAGTAAATCCGTGCCACCCAGATAAGGTGGCAGACAGAATTGCCGGTGCGCTCGTTGACCTGGCATACAAGAAAGCAGAAAATCCCCGCATCGCCGTGGAAGTGCTCATCGGCCACGGTGTGTGCCACATCATTGCGGAAACCTCCGTTATGCTGGACAAGTCGGAGGTTGTTGCCACTGTTCACCGCATTGCAGGAAACCTTACCATTGACTATGTGGAAGTGCCGCAGGACGGTCACCTCGCCGACAACCAGGCAAACGGCGTCCGCTGCGGCGATAACGGCATCTTCAAAGGAATGCCTGTGACCGAGGAGCAGAAAAGGCTCTCGCAGATTGCACGGGACATTTTCTCCGTGTATCCCTATGACGGCAAGTACATCCTGGACGGCGACAGGCTCATCCTCTGTCAGAGCAATGCCGAGACACAGCATCTGCGCAAGATTTATCCCGATGCGGAAGTCAATCCGCTCGGCGATTGGATGGGTGGCACAGATGTAGACACCGGCGCGACCAACCGCAAGCTCGGTTCGGATATGGCCGACTCGGTGACAGGCGGCGGTCTGCACGGCAAGGATCTGTCCAAGGCGGATGTGTCCGTGAATATCTACGCTTTCCTCAAAGCACAGGAAACCGGCAAGCCTGTGACGCTCTGCTGCGCCATCGGGGACGATACCGTGGACGGCAGACCCTACGCCGAAATCGTGGAGATTGCCCGGAACTACATCCAATCAGTTGGCGGTTTCGAGAAGTTTGCGGAATGGGGGCTGGTCTGATGAAAACAACCACCGAAATGAAACTCGTCCCCATCGGCAAACTCGTTCCCTATGTGAACAATGCCCGTACCCATTCGCCGGAGCAGATCAACAAGCTCCGCTCTTCGCTGCGAGAGTTCGGCTTCATCAATCCCGTTATCATCGACCGTGACTATGGCGTCATTGCCGGTCACGGTCGTATTCTTGCTGCCAAGGAGGAAGGCATCAATGAGGTGCCGTGCGTTTTTGCCGACCACCTCACCGTAGCGCAGAAGAAAGCCTACATTATTGCGGACAACCGTATGGCGATGGACGCGGGCTGGGACGAAGAACTCCTGCGTGTGGAAATTGAGTCTTTGCAGGCAGCGGACTTTGACCCGCTCCTTACTGGCTTTGATGAAAAGGAACTGTCGAAGCTGTTTGACGATGGCATTGAAGCCGGAGATGACGATTTCGATGTGGATGCCGAATTGCAAAAGCCGACCTTCACGAAGTCCGGTGACATCTGGACGCTGGGGCGGCACCGGCTCATTTGCGGTGACAGCACCAAGGAAGAGACATTCACCGCCCTCATGGACGGCCGCAAGGCAAACCTTGTCGTCACCGACCCACCCTACAATGTTAACTACGAGGGCAGCGCCGGAAAAATCAAAAACGACAACATGGCATCGGAGAAGTTTTTTGACTTCCTCTTCGATGCCTTTTCCAATATGGAGAAGGTCATGGCGGACGATGCCTCCATCTATGTGTTCCACGCCGACACTGAGGGGCTGAACTTCCGAAAAGCGTTTGACGCTGCTGGGTTCTATCTCTCCGGCTGCTGTATCTGGAAGAAGCAGTCCCTCGTGCTGGGACGCTCCCCGTACCAGTGGCAGCACGAGCCGTGCCTTTACGGCTGGAAGAAGAAAGGCAAGCACCAGTGGTACACTGGGCGCAAGGAGTCCACCATCTGGGAGTTCAACAAGCCCAAGAAAAACGGCGACCATCCTACCATGAAGCCGATTCCACTTCTGGCCTATCCCATTCAGAACAGTTCTATGGCAAACAGTGTGGTTCTCGACCCCTTCGGTGGCTCTGGCTCTACGCTCATTGCCTGTGAGCAGACCGACCGCATCTGCTGCACCATCGAACTGGACGAGAAGTTCTGCGATGTCATTGTCCGCAGATACATCGAGCAGGTTGGCACGGATGAAAAGGTCAGCGTTCTGCGGGATGGGAAAGAATACAAGTTTAGTGAGGTAGCGCCCCATGACGAATAAGACTTTGACCCTCGGAAGCCTGTTTGACGGCTCCGGGGGCTTTCCATTGGGGGGACTGCTTGCCGGTATCACTCCCGTGTGGGCTTCGGAGATCGAGCCGTTTCCCATTCGGGTGACCACCAAGCGCCTGCCTTTTATGAAGCACTACGGGAACATCTCCGCTATGGACGGCGGCAGGATCGAACCCGTGGACATCATCACCTTCGGCAGCCCGTGCCAGGACATGAGCATCGCCGGTCGAAGGGACGGTCTGGACGGTTCCCGTTCCAGCCTTTTCTATGAAGCCGTCCGAATCATCAAAGAAATGAGGTGTGCCACCGATGGCAAATATCCGAGATGGATCTGCTGGGAGAATGTTCCCGGTGCCTTCTCCTCGAACAAGGGCGAGGACTTCAAAGCCGTCCTCGAAGCGGTCATCGGCATCGTCGAGCCGAATGCCCAGGTGCCTATGCCTGAAAAGGCACGATGGCCCTACGCCGACCTTTACATGGGAGACGGATGGAGTGTTGCGTACAGAACTCTTGACGCACAATACTGGGGAGTTCCCCAGCGAAGACGCCGCATCTACCTTGTCGCAGATCTTGCAGGCAGAAGTGCTGGAAAAATACTATTTGAGTCAGAAGGCTTGTCTGGGTATTCTGCGGAGGGCTTCCGCTCGTGGCAAAGAGCTGCCGGAAGTTTTACGCCTTGCGCTGGAGCGACAGGCTTCGACGGGTACAACGGCAGTCTGACGGACGACACTTCCGCCACACTCGGTGTGAACTGCGGAATGAGTACCGGCCGCAACGGCATCGTGCTGAACGACCAGGGCGGCGACCGCATAGAAGTTTCCGAAGATGTTGCGGCAACGCTCCGAGCGGAAAATCACGGGCATCCGCCCTGTGTCATGGAGTCGGCAGGCTTCTGCACTGAGCATTCCGCAAAAAGCCGCACCATCGGCTATGAGGAAGAATGCTCTCCGACCCTTCGGGCGGGTGTCATTCCTGCGGCGGTCTATGAAAACCACTCGCAGGACACGAGATACACCGGTCCGTTGGATGTTGCTCCCACGGTCAGTTCCACCTACGGAATGGGCGGCAACAACCAGCCGTTTGTGGTTTCGGATGATGCGCCGTACACGATGAAGATCCGCTCCGGCTGTGAAGGTGGCGGCAAGGGACCTCTCATCCAAGAGAACAAATCCGCAACTCTGTCCTGCAACAACGACCAGACGCTGTTCGAGCCTTGCGGATGGGACGGCGGACAGGTTTCTCCGACTCTCACCAAGCAGAATGCCGGAGGAAATCAGCGGATGCCGGACAAGGACAACTTCACCTGCGTCCTTCAGCCATTCGGCATCTGCTCCAAGGACTCCAATGCCATGAAGTCGGACAATCCCCACAGTGGCATCTACGAAGCGGAAACCGCACGGACGCTTGACGGAAACGGCGGCAATCCCTCCTGCAATCAGGGTGGAATTGCTGTTGTCGCTTTCACGCAGAATCAGCGGGATGAGGTTCGTGACCTCGGAGACCGCTCCGCTGTGGTGTGCGCCAATGCCGGGACGAAACAGCAGACCTATGTGCTGCAAGGCTCCATGATCGGCCGCGAGGACAAGAACGGTCCCCAGGGCGATGGCATCAACGAAGATGTCAGCTTCACCTTAAATACCGTTGACCGCCATGCCGTGTACAGCATGACAACGGGCAGCTTCACCCAGGTTTCCAAGGAAAAAGCACCGACTGTCCTTGCCCGTGACTACAAAGACCCCACCGCCGTTTGCTACGGCATTGGCAGGGACACCTTCAACCAGGGGCAGAACGCCAAGTTCGCTCCGACCTTTGAAAAGGAGCTTCAGCCGACACTGGTGGCAAAAGGGCCGGGCGCTATCCAAAGCGGATACACCGTCCGCCGTTTGACGCCCACCGAGTGCGCCAGACTTCAAGGCTTCCCGGACAACTGGTGTGCCGACCTCGGCACGGAAAAGCCGACCGATGAGGAAATGTACTTCTGGCATAAGGTGTTCAAGACCTACTCCGAAGTGACCGGCTGCAAAATGAAGTCCGACAAGCAGGTTGCAAAGTGGTTGAAAGACCCGTATTCCGACAGTGCGGAATATAAGATGTGGGGCAACGGCGTGGCGCTTCCGTGCGTATGGTTCGTGCTCTGCGGAATTGTGTGGTATGCACAGTCCGGCTGCGATAATGCGCCGATATAATCTACACCGAAAATGTGCAGATATGCCGAAGCCGCCCTCAACGATATGAACCGTGAGCTGGACGAGAACGAGAAAGCCATCAAGGAGGGCGGCAAGGCTGCGGAGGAATCCGGCAGCAAGTTTGAAGGCTTCGGCAAGGTTCTCAAAACCGTAGGTGTGGCACTCGGTGCCGTGGCTGTTGCTGCAGGTGCCGCCGCCGTGAAGCTCGGCAAAGAGGTCATCGCTGCCTATGCGGACTACGAGCAGTTGGTCGGCGGCGTTGACACCCTGTTCAAAGACTCATCGCAGGAGATCCAACGGTATGCCGCCAACGCATACAAAACGGCCGGCCTTTCTGCCAACGAATACATGGAGACGGTGACGGGCTTCTCCGCAAGCCTGATCCAGTCCCTCGGCGGTGATACCGAGAAAGCCGCAAAGTATGCGGATATGGCAATTACGGATATGTCCGACAACGCCAATAAGATGGGTACGGATATGTCCTCCATTCAGAATGCCTACCAGGGTTTTGCCAAGCAGAACTACACGATGCTCGACAACCTCAAGCTGGGCTACGGCGGCACGAAGCAGGAAATGGAGCGACTGCTTGCCGATGCGGAGAAGATATCCGGTGTCAAGTACGACATCTCCTCTTACGCAGATGTGGTGGAAGCCATCCATGTCATGCAGGAGAGCATGGACATTGCGGGCACAACTGCCAAGGAAGCGGAAGCCACCATTTCCGGCTCTGTCAATGCACTGAAATCTGCCGTGTCGAACCTCATCGTGGGCTTCGGCGATGCGGACGCTGACATGGAGCTGCTTTGCAACAACATGGTGGATGCCTTCAAGACTGTGGTGGCGAACATCACCCCGGTTATTGAGAACATCGTGGCAGCTCTGCCCACGGCGCTGGATGCCCTGCTGACGGCTGTGGGTGAACTGCTGCCCACACTGCTGGAAGCAGTCACCGAACTGTTCTCGCAGGTGCTGGAAACGCTGCTTTCTTTGCTTCCGCAGCTTATCCCGGCGGCGGTGTCCGCACTCATGACCATCGTGAATACGCTGATTGAGAATCTGCCCCTGCTTATCGAGGCAGCGGTTCAACTCGTGACCACGCTTGTGACCGGCATTGCAGATGCGCTGCCCACGCTCATCCCGGCAGCGGTGCAGGCTATCGTCACCATCGTGCAAGGTCTGGTGGACAGCCTGCCGATGCTCCTTGACGCAGCCTTGCAGCTTATCACGGGACTGGCACAGGGACTCTTGGACGCTATCCCCGTGTTGATCGCCGCTCTGCCGGAGATCATCAACGGTATCATTACCTTTCTGCTGGATTCCATCCCGCAGATCATCGAGACAGGCATTCAACTTCTGACCTCACTGGTGACTGCATTGCCGGAGATCATCATGGCAATCGTGGAAGCCATTCCGAAAATCATCGATGGCATTATCACCGCCGTGCTGAACGCCATACCCCAGATCATCCAAGCGGGCATCGACCTGCTGATTTCTCTCATTCAAGCCCTGCCGCAGATCATCACCACCATCGTGCAGGCGATTCCGCAAATCATCTCCGGCATTGTCAATGCTCTGGTCGGAAACATCGATAAAATCATCATGGCAGGAGTGCAGTTGTTCGTTGCGCTGATTGAAAATCTGCCCACCATTATCGTGGAGATCGTCAAGGCCGTTCCGCAGATCATTGCGGGCATCGTGAAAGCCTTCGGCTCTCTGATGTATAAGATCGTGGAGATTGGCGGCAACATCGTCAAGGGACTGTGGAGCGGCATTCAGCAGCTTGCCTCATGGCTGTGGGACAAGGTGTCCGGGTGGATCTCCTCCATCTGGGACGGCATCTGCGATTTCTTCGGCATCCATTCGCCCTCGAAGGAGATGGCATGGGTCGGTGAAATGCTGGTCAAGGGCTTGTCCGGCTCCATTGAGGATAACGGTGATGAAGCGGTCAAAGCCGCAGAAGGCATGGCAGAGGACATCAACGGTGTCATGGGCGACCTTGCACACGATATGCAGACGGCTCTGCCCACCGACTTTGACGTGAACGGCTCGATCCGCTCTGCCGTGGACGGTGTGGTCGGCAAAGCGGCTTCCGCTTTCACCATTGCACTGAACATCACGAATTTCAACAATTACAGCAGCGAGGACATCCGTCAGCTTACCAACGAAGTCATGGAAACGGCGAATCAGTTCGCCCAGCGGAAAGGAGTGGTATTCGCATGAGCTATTTTACCTACAACGGCCGCAGTTCCGCTGAGTTCGGTCTGCATATCGAGAAGAAGGATGTGTTTTCCGCACCGGAGTACGATGCGGAGTTCATTTCCATTCCCGGCAGGAGCGGAGATATCATCAATCCCAACCGCCGCTTTGCCAACATCAAGGTGAGCTACACGGTGTTCCTCGCACGGAAGAACGTAGCCGCCCTTGCATCCGACCTGCGGGACATTAAGGGGTGGCTGTATTCCGAGCCGGACAGATACCACGAGATCACCGATTCCTACGATGCGGAGTATTTCCGTTACGGTGTCATCTCCGGCAATCTGGATATTGAAGAGCAGCTGAACAAGGTCGGCAGTTTCACCGTGACCTTCAACTGCAAGCCCTACAAATACAGCTTTGCGGGACAGGAAACGGTGTCGGCTGACGCCTCCGAACTGACGATTACCAATCCGACGGCGTTTGAGAGCCGACCGTATATGAAAATCTATGGTAGCGGTACAGTGGTGCTGATGATACAGACTCAAGGTCGAGGCATGATGATTTCCGATTTGGATGAGTACATTGAAATCGACAGTGAATTGATGAACTGCTTCAAAGGCACCGTCCTCAAAAATGACACCGTCAAAGGTGCGGAATTCCCGGTTTTCAAGCCGGGTGTTTGCACCATCAACTGTACCGGCGATGTGTCAAGGATTGAGGTCATTCCAAGGTGGTGCTGCCTATGATCCCTGTACTTTACCCCGCAAACGCTACAGATTTCAGTTCATTCGGTCTTGGTGTGCTGACGGACACCATTTCCTGCGAAGTGACCGAGGAGCGGAACGGTATGTTTGAGTGCCTACTCAAATACCCGGTCAGCGGTCAGCACTATGGACTTATCACCAAGGAGTGCATCATCAAGGCAAAGCCCAACGATACCGCCGCCGACCAAGCGTTCCGTATTTACCGCATTACAAAGCCCTTAAACGGTATCGTCACGATCTACGGTCAGCACATCTCCTATGACCTTGCCAATGTTCCCGTTATGCCATTTACCACCGAAAGCCGTTCGCCGCAGCTGATCCTTTCGCAGCTTCTGTCGGGAGATACACGCTTCACGGGATGGACGGACTACTCGGATGCAAAGGCGTTTTCCGTCACGCAGCCGAAAAGCGTCAGAGCCTGCCTCGGCGGCACGGAAGGCTCCATGCTCTCCAAATGGTATGGTGAGTTTGAATGGGACAACTTCACGGTGAAGTTCCATTCGCACCGTGGGGAGAAGACCGGAGTGGTCATTGAATACGGCAAGAACCTCACCGCCATGGAGCAGGACGAGGACAACAGCGGTGTATATACCGCACTGCTCCCGTATGCCGTATACACCCCGGAAGGATCGGACATCGAAACGGTGGTCACGCTGCCGGAGGTCACGCTCCCCATTGTGACCTCGGAGATCGTCCGGGCAAAAACGCTCATCATGGATTTCTCCGACCAGTTTGACGGAGTTGTGACCGATGAAGCCCTCAGAGCAAAAGCAAACAGTTACATCAAGGCAAATCCGCTGGGAGCGACTATCCCCACGGTGAAGGTGTCCTTTGAGCCGCTCTGGAAACAGCCGGAGTATTCGGCACTGCTGGAGCGGGTCAACCTCTGCGATACCGTCACCATTCGGCATTCACTGCTTGGTGTGAGCGTGTCGGCTATGGTCATTGAAACCGTGTACGACACTCTTGCCGAACGGTATGTGAGCATTTCCCTCGGTCAGAGCAAGTCCAGTATGATCACCACCATTTCCGAGGTGCAATCAACGGTCGATAAGGTGGAGTCCACGGTGGGACGCTTTCCGAAGCTGCTCCAAACCGCCATCGGCAAAGCCACCGGGCTTATCACCGGTCAGAGCGGCGGCTATGTGGTCATCCATACCACCGAGGAAAACGGACAGCCCTATGAGCTGCTCATTCTGGACGCACCATCCATTGACGATGCTGTGAATGTCTGGCGTTGGAATGTGGGCGGCTTGGGCTTTTCCCATAACGGCTACAACGGACCCTATGAGATCGCCATCACGGCGGACGGTCAGATCGTCGCAGACTTCATAACCTCCGGTACCTTGGTGGCGAATATTATCAAAGCCGGTGTCATTCAATCGCAGGACGGCTCGTCCTGGTGGGATTTGGAGAGCGGCGAAGTCGTGCTTCGTGCCTACGCCACCAGCAAGGAGGTCACCGAGGTCAGCGACCGCATTACTACCATTGAGGGACAGAAAATGCTCCGGCTCGTCATCATCTCGTCCAACGGGAACATCTTCAAGAACGGCAATGTAAAAACGCTGCTTTCCGCTAAGGTGTACTCCTGGGACGAGGACATCACCGACACGCTGGATGCCAACCAGTTTGTCTGGACAAGGGTGTCTGAGGATACGGAAGCGGACAAGGTCTGGAACGAGCAGCATTTCGGCGGCGCAAAGTCCGTGGTCATCACCGGTGCGGATGTCAAAGTCCGCGCCACTTTTTATTGTGACCTCATCGACACCACGACCAGGCAAAGCCTGTTATAACGGAGGAATTTACTATGGCAACCGCAGAACCCACAACAGAAGCCGGCACAGTGTCCGGTTCAGATACAACAACTTCAAAGGAGGCTTCTCACATGAGCAAAGCACAAGGCCAGTTTACCATCATCGACTACAATGACGCACTGACGCTGACGGGGTACATCGGCTCAAACCTCGCCAAGACTCAGATGTATAACCCCGACAACGGCAGTTACACCCCGGACTGGAAAACGAAGAACCTCGTTCTGACACCCAGTTTGTATGTCATCGGCACCACTTCCGACCAGATCGCCACCGCCAATGTCACCTCGGTCAAGTGGTATGTGGGCGACAGCAACACCGCCATCACCGCAGGCACGAACTACGCCCTCAGTGGTGCCAAGAGCCACATCCTCACGGTCAAGGCCAATGTCATGGCGGAGCTGCCCGGCATCGACTACCGCTGTGTCATCACTTACAAGGACGAAAGCACCGGTCTGTCGCTGACCCATCCGCTGACCATTTCCTTCTCCCGCGTGGTCAACGGTTCCGGCATCGTCGACCTGCTGGTCACCACACCCAACGGAAATGTGTTCAAGAATGAGGAGGTCGCCAGTCTGACCGCCAAGGCCGAGCTGTGGCGCGGCTCTACGGTGGATACCACCAAGGTCAGCTACAAGTGGGCGGTCATGGACGCTTCCGTCACCGCTACTTCTTCCACCGGCTATGATGCAGACTTCGGCATCGGCTGGCGCAAGCTCTCGGATACCGCCGACAAATACACCGGCACGGCCACCAATACGCTCACGGTCTACGCCGCAGCGGTGGACAGCTACGCTGTGTTCAAGTGCTGTGCCCAGGACACGGATTCCGCATCGGCTTCTTATAACACGAAGTTTTTCGATGTGGCGACCTTCATCGACAACTCCGACCCGCTGCAGATCATCGTCACCTCCACGGGCGGCGATGTGTTCAAGAACGGTCAGGGAACGACCGTGCTGACCGCCGTCTGCTATCAGGCAGGCTCCGAGGTGGACGCAGCCGGAAACGGCAGTTACACCTGGACGAAGTACAACAAGGATGGTGTAGTCGATACCTCTTGGGGAACCAACGGCAGCAAGACCGGCAAGACCCTGTCGGTGTCCAGCGCCGATGTGGATACCAAGGCAACCTTTATGGTCGTTGTGGCACTTTAAGGAGGTGGTGAGATGATCGCATCGGCACAGTTCACGATTATCAGTCTCTGCGATGTGGTCACCTCGGACACGCCGCCGGAGAACCCCTATGAGGGGCAGCTCTGGGTGGACACCTCCGTGACCCCGCCGGAAACGAAGATATGGGACGGAAATGAATGGGTGGTGCAGAACGACATTGAAACGATCCGCACCACCATTTCCATTCTGACCGAGAAGGACGCACAGTTCCAGCAGACCATCGACGGGCTGAACAGTTATGTGGCGACCCTCACCGAAACGGTGGAAACAGTGTCCAACGACCAGGGTGTTCTGGAGGAACGGGTACTGAATTCCGAAAGCCGTGTTTCGGAGCTGGAACACACGGTGGATGGACTGTCCGTCACCATGCAGGAGCAGTACATAGGCGGCATCAACTATGTGCAGAACTCTTCCGGGCTGAACGGCATCACGGACGATTGGGGCTACTCCGGTACGGTGAAAACGGATGCCTCCACAGATACGCAAAACAACACCATTTCCGACTCCTGCTTTGTGCTGGGCGCATACTCCTCGTTGTCGCAGTACATCCGAGGTGTGGTTCCCGGCACTTATACGATCTCGGTTCGGGCAAAGAAAACCTCGACCATGTCCGGGTATTTCTATGTGACCTACAACGGGAACAAGACCAAGTACCTGTTCAATAAGTCCACGGCGTTTGACTGGACGGATTACTCCGTAACGCTCACGGATGTGACCGACCCCACGTTGCGTATTTACTGCTACTGTCGGGATGCGTCCATTTATCTCGCCGACATCATGATTTCCGAAGGAGCGATTCCCCGAAAGTGGACACCAGCACCCAACGAGATCTACACTCAGGAGGTCAAGATCGATAAGCGGGGCATTGAGGTATCCAACAGCGCATCGTCCCAGCGGACGGTTATCACGAACACGGAGTTCGCCGGTTACTACAACGACGAGGTGATCTTCACCCTGAACAAGGACGAAACGCAGACCAAGAAAACCACGGTGGACGGCGAACTGACCGTGGGTAAAACGAAGTTTGTCCCGATGCCAACGGCATCCGAAGGGCTGAACATCGTCATTCTGGATTAAGGAGGGAAAGCTATGGCAACTTGGAAAAGCGCGGCATACGATGGGCGCTATCTTCAACTGGACATTTCAGAAAGCGTGAATGTGGTCGGTAACAGCTCGACACTTTCCTGGACGCTGACCTCTACCGGTGGCGCATCCACTTACTACACCATTGACACGACCACTGTAACGATCAATGGTACGACCGTCTACTCAAAGGAACGTACCTATTGGGATGACCGTGTTTTCCCGGCAAAGAAAGGTTCTGTCAGTGGCACGATTACTGTAGCTCACAACAGCAACGGCAGCAAAACGATTGCGGTCGGATTCTCGACCCGTGTTTATATCTACGGTTCACAGGAATACGGCGGCAGCATGACGCTGACTACCATTGACCGCTCTGCTCCCACAGTTACATTCAGTACATCGAATGTCACGGCAAACGGGTTCAAAATCTCCGCTACATCCTCTGCCACGGTGGACGTCTGGCAGTACAGCACAAACGGCGGTTCGAGCTGGACGCAGTTCTCAACGACGGCATCCACCAGTGCCAGTGTGACGATCACCTCGCTCTCACCGAATACAAGCTACACGGTGAGGGTCAGAGCAAGGCGGCAGTACAACCATGTCTACGGCACTTCCGGCAGTTCCACGGTCAAGACGCTGGGCGGTGCTGTGGTGAATAGTGTCAACACGGTGACGGCGGACAATGCCACGGTTTCCATTACCATCAATGTGACCGTGTACGAAGCCTCCTACACCAATACGCTGGTGCTCAAAAACGGCAGCACGACCATCCTGACTATTTCCGGGCTTTCCTGGTCGAAGGGCACTGCGAACCGCACGGTCACGCTGACATCGGCGCAGAGAACAACGCTTTTGAACGCTATGGCATCCATCAAGTCGTTCACAGGTACCTTTGCGGTTTCGTCTTACAGCGGGTCTACGCAGATCGGCAGCACCTCAAGCAAGACCGCCGCTGTACTGACCACGGCAACCAATTCTGCTCCAACCATAAGCGGATTCACTTATGCCGACAGCTACACGACCACGAAAAACCTCACAGGCAACGACCAGCTATTCGTTCAGAACTACTCGACCCTCAAGGTCACGCCCGGAACGGCAACTGCAAAAAACGGTGCCAGTATTTCCAACTACACAGCTTCCTGCAACGGGCTGTCATCCTCTAACACTACCGGCTCTGCCTTATCTGTTGGAAAGATCGCCAAGTCCGGCAGCGTAACGGTCACGCTCACAGTCACGGACTCCCGCGGTTATACCGCCAGCGTTTCCCAAACTATTACGGTCATCCCATACGCAAAGCCGAAGGTGTCCTCGGTGACGCTCCGACGAACCAACGACATTGAAGCGGAAATGCAGCTCAGATTCAGCGGTTCTATTTCCGCTGTGACCGTAGACGGGACGCAGAAAAACAGCGTGGTTTATGTGCGGTATCGGTACAAGAAAACCAGTGAGAGCAGTTACGGCAGCTACACCAGCATCTATTCCGGCACGACAAAAAGCGGAACCTCTTTCAGCTACTCCAATTTGGAACTGTGCAGTCTGGATGCCAACAGTTCCTACGACCTTCATCTACAGATCCAAGACAAGCTCTATTCTTTGAGCAGTCTGGATCTGTATTTTACTGTTCCGCAGGGCACGCCGCTCATTGCGCTGCGGAAAAAGAAGGTCGGCATCAACACGCCGGAGCCACAAGCCATGCTGGATGTTGCCGGGGATATGCGGGTGGATGGCTCACCCCTTGCGGATTTTGTCATTCAGCAAGGGACAAGCGGCATCTGGAATTACCGTAAATGGAAAAGCGGTACAGCGGAATGTTGGGGTCAGTATTCCTTTACGACCGCCATTTCGACGGCATGGGGTGTGCTCTATGAGAGCGGCGCAATTGCGCTCCCTAATTTTCCGTTTACCTTCGCGGAAATTCCTCATGTCCATATCTCCACGGAGAACAGCAATTACGCCATGTTTGTGGAGCGTGGCAGTTCAAGTAGCTGGTCTACAACGACCAACCCCGGAAAGATATTTGCCGTAAGACCAAATACGGTACCATCGGCAACCTACAAGGTATCAATCTATGCCATCGGAAAAGTGTGACGCTCCGGCGTCACTTTTTTCATACCCATTTTTAATTTCAAAGGAGGACAAACAACATGAAAGAATTCTGGACGACCATTCAGGTGGTATTCGCCGGTATCGGCGGCTGGCTCGGATGGTTCTTGGGAGGATGTGACGGCTTGCTTTACGCGCTTCTGGCTTTCGTAGTCATCGACTACATCACCGGCATCATGTGCGCTGTGGTGGATAAGAAGCTGTCCAGTGAAGTCGGTTTCAAGGGCATTTTCAAAAAGGTGCTCATCTTCGCCCTGGTCGGCATCGGGCATATTCTCGACACCCGTGTCATCGGCAGCGGCTCGGTGATGCGTACCGCCGTCATTTTCTTCTATTTGTCGAATGAGGGCGTGTCCCTGTTGGAAAACGCCGCATACCTGGGACTGCCCATTCCGCAGAAGCTGAAATCCGTGCTGGAGCAGCTTCATGACCGCAGTGAAAAGGAGGATGAATAACATGGCTTACACGAACAGCCCCCTGGTGTCCTACACCAAACTCAGCCCGAACCACTCCGGGCAGCGCACCCACAGCATTGACCGCATCACGCCTCACTGCGTGGTGGGTCAGTGCTCAGTTGAAACGCTCGGCAACATCTTCTTGCCGACCTCACGGCAGGCAAGCAGCAACTACGGCATTGGCGTGGACGGCAGGGTCGGAATGTATGTGGAGGAGAAAAACCGCTCTTGGTGCTCTTCCTCCAATGCTAATGACCAGAGAGCCGTCACTATCGAGTGTGCCAGCGACAACACCGAGCCTTACGCTTTTAAGGATGTGGTGTACCAGCGGCTCATTGAACTTTGCACCGACATCTGCAAGCGCAACGGCAAAACCAAGCTGCTCTGGCTGGGAGATAAGGCCAAGACGCTGAACTACACCCCGAAATCCGACGAGATGGTTCTGACCGTCCATCGGTGGTTTGCGAATAAATCCTGTCCCGGCAACTGGATGTATGCCCGTATGGGTGATCTGGCATCCAAGGTCACGGCAGCGCTCGGCAGTGAGGTGAAGCCGATCGAACCGACCCAGCCCACTGGCACAATCAAAGCTGGTGACCTCGTGACCATCACGGGCAGCACCTACTATGGCGGCAAATCCATCCCCGGCTGGGTGAAGAAGCTCCGCTGGTATGTGGTCGAGGTCAGTGGGGACCGTGCAGTCATTAATAAGGACGAGTCCGGCAGGTATGCCATCATGTCGCCGGTCAAGACCTCTGCGCTCGCCGTGGCAGGCACGAAACCCGCCGAGGATTACCGCATCCACACCGTGGTGCATGGTGACACCCTCTGGGCAATCGCTAAGAAGTATCTCGGCAACGGCAGCCGCTATAAGGAAATCGTCAACCTGAACGGTCTGAAAAGCAATGTCATCTACAGCGGCATGAAGCTGAAGATCCCGAATAAGTAAACCGAACCTCATCACACGCCCTCTGTGGAAAATTCCGCAGAGGGCGTTATTTTTTTTGCCCAATTTACCCTGACAAAAGTGCCTTTTCTCTGGGTATAGCGAGAAACGCTATTTCTCAGGAACGAGGTATCACTATGACAGACATGGAACGCTCACGAATTGTGGAACTCCAACACCAGGGCTACGGGTATAAGAAAATATCCGCTATAACAGGGCTACCGCTAAACACAGTAAAGTCCTTTTGCGCCAGGCATCCTGTGCAGATCAAAGAGTTACCGAGTTCAAATGCCCTGTGTCGAATCTGTCTGGCTCCGCTTGAGCAGACACCGCATAAACGGAAAAGGATGTTCTGCTCCGATGCTTGCCGTATGGCGTGGTGGAACGCGCACCCTGAAAGAGTGCAGCGAAAAGCGTACTACACACTCACTTGCCGACATTGCGGGAAGCAGTTTGAAAGCTATGGCAACAGCCATCGGGTGTTCTGCTCCCGTGACTGCTATTTGAAATTCCGCAGGAAGGAGACCGACCATGAGTGATTACGATAAGCGTCTGTTTGCCTACCAGATGGCGATGGCACTCGCCCGGAGTATGCGTTCCAAGGGGCTGATCTCAGCCAAAGAGTACGCTAAAATTGATACGATCATCGCCAATAAATATGGCATATCTTCGTGTAGTATATTCCGCTGAAATCGCTGGATAACTGGGGCATTCAGAGGTAATATGTAACACACCTAAGGAGGTGAACCGATGGATAGAATTATAAAACGGGTCGATTTCCCGAAAATCATGCAGCCGCAGTTTTTGAAAGTATGCGCCTACACCCGTGTTTCCTCCGGCAAGGATTCGATGCTCCATTCGCTTTCTGCCCAGGTCAGTCATTACAGCGAAATGATCCAGTCCCATACCGGCTGGGTCTACTGCGGCGTTTACAGCGACGAAGCCCTGACCGGAACCAAGAGCGACCGGGACGGCTTTCAGCAGATGCTGACAGACTGCCGTGCCGGGAAAATCGATATGGTCATTACAAAGAGCATTTCCCGCTTTGCCAGAAACACCGTCACTCTTTTGGAAACCGTCCGAGAGCTGAAAAGCCTGGGCGTTGATGTGTTCTTCGAAGAACAGAACATCCACACCATGAGCGCTGACGGTGAGTTGATGCTGACCATCCTGGCATCGTATGCCCAGGAGGAAAGCCGCTCCGTCAGCGAAAACCAGAAGTGGCGTGTCAAACGGAACTTTGAAGCAGGAATCCCCTGGAACGGGCGAATGCTCGGATACCGAATGCAGGATGGCAAATACTACATCATTCCGGAGGAGGCGGAGCTGGTTCGCCGCATTTATCGAGAATTTCTCGACGGCATGGGTCGAAACCGCATCGCTGCAAAGCTGAATGACGAGGGCATTCAACCCACCAGATACGGTGAAGAATGGCATCCGCAGACGATTGCAAAGATTCTGCGGAACTATGCCTACACGGGCAATCTGCTCCTTCAGCGATTTTTCTGCGAAAGCTACATCACGAAGAAAACGGTTCCCAACAACGGGCAGAAAACAATGTACCATGCGGAAAGAACCCATGAAGCCATTATCCCTTTGGAAGAGTGGAAGGCAGTGCAGACAGAAATTGAACGGCGAGCTGAGCAGCACAAATCGAAGCCGCCCGCACAGCCGTCTTTCTTTTACACTGGTCGCATTCAGTGTGCAAAATGCGGGAAGAACTTCCGCAGGAAAACAACGGCAGCACGGGTGGTTTGGATCTGTGCCACGCTCAACACCAAAGGGAAAAAGCACTGCGCTTCCAAGCAGATACCGGAGGCCACCCTTGACGAGCTGGTGCGACAGGTCACGGATGACCCTTTCAGCGTCAAAAAAATCATTGCCGATGACGGCAACACCCTGCACTTTCACTTTTCAGACGGCACTGCGGTCACACGCACCTGGACAGACCGTTCACGAGCTGAAAGCTGGACGCCGGAAATGAAAGAAAAGGCACGACAGCAGTCACTGGCAAGAAGGAGGCAAAAATCATGAACACTGCGGTTCGGACGGTTACGGTGATACCACCGTCCATCAACCCCATGACCCACCTAACTGACACGCCGCTTTACAAACTGCGAGTTGCTGCTTACGCCCGTGTTTCCACGGACAGCGATGAGCAGTTCACCAGCTACGAAGCTCAAATCGACTACTACACGCAGTACATTCAGAGAAACCAGGAATGGACATTCGTAAAGGTCTATACAGATGAGGGGATTTCCGGCACGAATACCAAGCACCGTGCGGGTTTCAATGAGATGATCGAGGACGCCTTGGCGGGAAAAATCGACCTCATCGTTACAAAGTCCGTCAGCCGATTCGCTCGAAACACCGTGGATAGCCTCGTCACCATCCGCAAACTCAAAGAGAAAGGCGTCCAGGTCTACTTTGAAAAGGAGAACATTTACACCTTCGACGGCAAGGGTGAACTGCTGCTCACCATCATGTCGAGCTTGGCGCAGGAAGAAAGCCGCTCCATTTCGGAGAATGTAACCTGGGGGCAGAGAAAACGCTTCGCCGACGGGAAGGTCAACCTGCCATATAAGCAGTTCCTCGGTTACCGCAAAGGAGCGGACGGCTTTCCAGAAGTTGTACCGGAGGAGGCGGTCATTGTCCACCGGATTTATACTCGATTCATGGAGGGGTTGACGCCGGGGGCCATTGCAAAGGAACTGACAGCAGATGGGATTCCGACTCCATCGAGAAAACAACGCTGGCAGACCAGTACAGTGGAAAGCATCCTCCAAAATGAGAAGTACAAGGGCGCTGCACTCCTGCAAAAATGCTTCACGGTCGATTTCCTCACAAAAAAGAGGAAGGTCAACGAGGGCGAGGTGCCGCAGTATTATGTGGAACACAGCCATGAGCCAATCATTACGCCGGAAGAGTTCGACAAAGTTCAGACGGAACTTGCTCGGCGCAAGCGAATAAGCCGCCAGTACAGCGGAAAGAGCATTTTCTCCTCCCGCTTCGTCTGCGGGGACTGCGGTTCCTACTTTGGCTCAAAAGTCTGGAACTCAACCTCAAAATACCGCAGGGTCATCTGGCAATGCAACGGCAAATTTAAGGGTGAGCACAAATGCGAAACGCCGCATCTGGACGAGGAAACCATCAAAGCACGGTTTGTTGCTGCTATCAACGCCATTATCGACAGCAAGGACAACATCCTTGAGGACTGCCGTCTGATGCAAACCACGCTGACAGACTGCACGGGCATTGATGCAGAGATCGAGAGCCTGCTTGAGGAGATCGATGTGGTGGCCGAGCTGACAAAACGCTGCATCGCAGAGAATTCACAGACGGCGCAGAACCAGAATGAATACGCCGCCCGGTACAATGGATTTGTGGAGCGGTACGAAAAAGCCAAGGCACAGCTTGAGCAACTTCGCGCCACAAAGGTTGCACGGGAAGCCCAGGCGGAAGCCATTGGAGCATTTATGTTCGAGGTGCAGGAACTGGATGCCCTCACCAATTTCGACGATAAGCTCTGGCTGACCGTCATCGACACAGTGACCGTCCACGCCGACGGACGGATGACCTTCAAATTCCAGGGCGGCACAGAAATCGAGGCGTGAGTCCCAAGAAAAATGAAAAGACCGCAGGTTTCAACGCCTGCGGTTTATTGCTGTCCCCATGGGTAGAGTAATGCACCCCCTAAAGCCGTGGTTGCACCCCCCTAAATTGAGAACTGCACCCCCCTCCGAACCGAAGTTGCACCCCCTTGACGGATTTCTATCAAAATTACGGTTCTTTGCCATAATGTGGAGACAAAAAAGATGTCTCCCGCGAAAAGCCCGATTATATCGGGCTTTTTTGCTACCCAAACGGCGATTTTTCTCTGTACCAAAACGCAGATGTAAAATCGCCGTTTTCCCTTTGTGGATAGACTTGAACTCCCGAAAAGTAAATATCAGATACACAGGCAGATAGAAA